CTGCTTCTCGCTTTTGAGCCCTAGTTAAATTAGGTAATACATCTTTATATTTTAATAAGAATTCATTAACCGTATTAGGTTCATCTGGAATACTATCAAGTTCTTTCTTAATTGATTCTATTTGTTTTAATTCAACTTTCTTTTTGTCATAATCTTCTTCTGAAATAATATTATTATTTAAATCCTCACGAAGATTATTATAAAGTTTTAATTGGTTATCAACAATTTTACTTATATCTGATTTTAACATTTAATTACCTTTACTCTTTTTTAGCTCTTGCCAACACTTAGAAATAATATTAGCTTTTATTTCAGGTGTTAATTTACCAGAAAGATCTTTATTCTTATTTAATTCAGTAGTAATTCCTTCTTTAAAACTATTAAAATCGTTACCATTAAAGTCTGCTTGTATACTTTTGTCAGAGTTATATAAAGCTAAAACTGCATTCTTATAAGTTTCAATTGCCTTAGTATGTGCAGCATTATCTTTTTGTTCTTTAGTTAAAGGAACTGTAGTATTAATTTTATCAGTAACAGCTTTATCAAAGCCATTAGTAATTAATTGATTTTTAAGTGTTGTTCTTTTAGATGCTTCTTCATGTGAAGTAGGAGCTTTATCATAACCAACGGTAGTAGTTAAATGTTTAGCAACTTTGTCATTAGCTGCAGCCTTAGCATCACCTTCTTCAAAATCAGCTATATTGTAGTTCATAATTTTAGTAGCATCAGTTCCATCAACAGTGGCCTTATTAATTAGAAGTTTCTTAGTTGTAGGTGTTACAGTTGGAATTAGACTAGTTGTAGTTTGTAAACCAAATTGCTCATTTAATTTATTATCTATATCTTGAATATTGGACATAACAATATCAATTTGACTATTGATATTATCATATTCAGTTGAAGGATTAGCTACCTTAGTTAAATTTAATTTTAAATTATTTAGAGTTATTATTAAATCATTTCTTTTATCTTTTAGTTGTTCAACAGTTGCTATTTGAGCTTGTTGTTTAGCTGCAGCACTTTGAGCTTCAGCATAAGCAGCATTATCCATTCTTTGTAAGTAAGATTGTAAAGAACCCAAATTACCAGTAGATACATACTGTTCTCTTGCAGCTTCTTCTTCTGCACTTTTAGCTGGCCCATAACTATCTATAATGTTTTGTCTTTTACTTGAATCTAGAGCACCAGTAATTCCACTAAATATATTTTTGATGCCTTCACTTCTATCTCTAGCTGGAGCTGGCCTTGTATAAGCACTTAGATAAGCTGCTGCTAAATTTGGTTGTTGTGAATATTGAAAAATTGCCATATTACTTCCTCACTTAAAATAGATTACCAATCACGCCAAATAGGCCACTATCTGATTGACCAGCACTATCAACATTACCTTGTGCTGTATTTAGCGAATTAGCTGAATTCATTAACAGATTATATAAGTTAGCAAATCCTTCTGCAGTATTAGTATTATAAGCTTCGGCTAGTGTTCCCATATTAGCAAGCTTAGAACTTTCAGCATTTTGTAAAGATGTGTTTCGGCTATTAGCAGCATTAAGCTCACTTTGCCAAGTAGATAAAGCTTGATTATAAGCCTGATTATATTGATTAGCTGCAGTTGTATCTAAGCTTTCTTTTTTATTAGCTACATCTCTAGCTATTGCTGCAGCAGCACCAGTTCCACGTCCAACTCCAGCTCCAGCAGCAGTATTTTGAGTCGTATCAGCAGCTTCTTGAATAATATCATCATAATACTTATTTTTATAATCATCCATTCCACTATTAAAATTAAAATCTGTTGCTGATGCATCTATAACATATTTAGTTGGATCATATGAAGATAATTCATTATAATAGCTACTAACTACTTCTTTATCTGGTGTTACTTGTGAATTCTGATATTCAGTTAACATTTCTAATAACTGTTTATACTGATTAGATGTAGTATCTCTTAAAGCTGTTGCTTTGTCTTTTTCAGACATGTTAGATAGATAATTGCTAAGTGCGGTTAAACCTACATCTTTATCTGCTTCAGATGCAATAGCTGAAATCATGCCACCAATTACCCCAGCATCTACTTTAGTTCCAGATTTTTCTGTTGATGTTTCTTCTGCCATAATATATCCTTACTTTAAATAGGTTTGTGCTATGATTGATGAACCATTAGGTATTGTCATAGCTAAATTTTTATTTGCTTCTATTATATTTATATTTATTCCAGTTAAAGAAATGGTTTGAACATAGAATGCTAGATGTTCTGGTAAAGCAATATCAATAACTGTATCTGAAGTTACTATATCTGATATAATAAAAAGAATATCTTTAACAATAGTTAATCTAACATTAGTTTGAACTTGTGATTTACCCCAAGTTCCATTTAAGCTGTTAAGAACTCGATCATTATTACTTATCTTATCTATTTTATAAGTATCCATTAAAATCTCCCAACTTGGCTAGATAATATCTTACCATTGATAATAACAAAGTCTGTTTTTTCTGAATAACTAATTTCAAAGCTCCAAAGTCTGCCAATACCAAGTCTATCAAAATTGCTTTGATAATCGTATTGTCCAATTCTTCCTAACCTTCTTTGTGCTACATTTGAATATGATCCACCATCTCTTTTACATCTTAACATTATTCTTGGATTCAAAGATATATCATTAATGAAACCATTATTAGCTATTAGCTGAAATGATTCAATTATCATTGGTGAATAACTACTTAAAGTAAAACCACTTTCTCTAAGTCTAATCATGTTTCTGCCATCATATTCTTCAAAACTATTTGGATCTAAAAAGATTAGATACTTATCAGATAGTGTGCCAAAAATTAATTTATTATAAGCTAAAGCTCCAAATTGAGGTTCCCAGAAATTATATACATTTAGCTTGGCTTCTCTTGTACATCTATTGTGCCATTGTTTTTCTAGTAAGTCATAAACAAAAGTTTTATTATCAGTAAAGAAAGTAATAGCATAAAATTCATGTCCATTCTCTGACCAACATTGTCCTAAAGCATCTTCTGGATAAGTCATACCACTAATTTCTCTTTCAATATCTGGATTAGATATTTTGACAATTGTTCCAGCTTTACCAACATAAATTCCATTTTGTCCAATGTCAGAAGCACCTAACCAAAAAACCATTGGTCCAAGCATAGCAACACTATATGGTGCTCTTATACCAATTTCTTCAGCTGTTGTATCTAAAGGTGTAATTGGTTGATTAACATCATCTTTCCATGTCCATACTTGATAACTTCTTGGTCCAAAAGTCCAAAGATCAGTACCAGTAGATATTATACTAGTTAAAGCATCAGGTGAAAGTTCACTATAGGTAACCCAACCATAGCCATTATATTCAGCTAACATAAAAATATCATAATTAATTTGATCTGTTCCAGCAACTAAAGTTTCAAAAGGATATTGGAATGATTTATATATACCATCTGAAAGAATATCATTAACTAAAAGAAAACCTTTTATATATGCACAATGAGTTGGTTTAATTAAAACATCTAAAGCATTCTTTGGAAGTTCTATACTTCTCCAATCAGCAATCATATCATTATCTGAAAATGAAGTATCAACCGCAAAAACTGAAGTTCCATCAACTACAACTAAATGCGGATGTGCACTTCCTTGTCCACCAGTTTCACACATTGAAACATATATACAAGTTGAACTTATCTGTCCTATTTTAGTACAACTTGGACCATCTTTTCTTATGACATAAACACCAGTTCCAAAAACAGCAAAAAGAACAGGTTCTCTATCTTGTCCAAAAGAACAAAGCTTTATACCTCTACACTTTTCTTCTGGCATTTCTAGATAAACTGAAGTTCCAAATATTGATCTTAATATTTCAGTAGAACTTGCTCCTTCACCTTGTGTTTCTGAATACATGTTCATAGTAAAGCTAGAATTAATCTTAGCCATATTACTTTTTCTAGATCCACCAATTAAATTTGTTAAAACTGTTTGATTAGCCATTATAATTCCTTATAAAAGATATGAACCAGTTTGAAAAGCAGACATTGGAGATATATAACATCTTTTCATTCTTGTCATTACTTTATTAGCTACTTGATCAGCTTCTAAATTAGTCATTAAGGTTTTATATGATGCTTGATATACACTTAACTGTGTTGTATCTGTTCTTGGATAATCCTTCATTATTTCAACCATTAAACCTAATGTCCATAGTTGTCTATAAATATTTGGTATCCTTAATTCTGAATCAATAGTTATTTCAAAAGCTTCATTGTAATATACTGTAGCCTGATTATTGACATTCATATCTTTAAATAGAATTTTACCTTGAATATCATCTACTTCTAACCAGCTATAAAAATCTTCAGTATTTGGATAGCCATCAAATTCTTCAAAGCTTATAAAATCTAATTCATATTTTTCAGTATCTTTTTCTATATAAACCCTATTTATCTTTTGAAAGTTTGGCATAGATACATCAGTAGCAATGATAACATCACCATCTACAATATAATCTTGTCCAATTATCATTTCTGGTTTAGTTATAGTAAAAGTAACATTCTTTCTAGTAAATGCTAAATAGTTATTTAAATTTAATTCTGTTACAACACCCTTAAGTAAAAGTTCACCTTGATTTGTATATTCACCAGGTAAAGCATCTGTTGAATTTGGCCAAATTCCAGTTCTATTATAAGCATCATTTATTACATCACGTACAGTAAACATATGTTTTCTCCATTAGATTCTTTATTATATTTATAAGAATAAGCACAAAAAAACCGATAAATTTTCAAGAGTTCATCTATCAAATTCATCGGCTTTCAGGAGATTCTATTTTAGGTTAAAGCAATATAGGCCATTGCTGAATCACGAATGTCAGCTTTAGTTGCTACATAACTGAAGTCAATTCTTGAATAGTTATCACGAGAATCAAAGTCACCTAAAGATGCAACTTGTAATTTAACTTGATCAACTGCTTCACTAGCATTTTTGGCACCTTCTAAGTCATTTAAAGTAATACCTTGGAAAGCTAAAGCTTCTTTAGTACGAATTTCACAAGGCCAGTAAGTTACACCGGCACTAAGAACTAGTTGAGCAGTTCCATTAACACCAGCTAAATTTTCAGCAGAATTAGTTCCATCACCTACGAAGCAATTTCTTGCATAACAATCAGCAGTTACTAAAGATTGAACTTTAACATTAACTGCGGTTTCACCACTTAAAGGAGTATCTTCTTGAACTATGAAACCAAATTCATAAGGAGATTTTTCACCTTGAACATTACAAGAATAAATGTCAGGTAAGTTGAAAGTATAACCTTTAGGTAACACGGCAGTATCATTAGCTGTTCCAACAATATTTAAGTAAGTTTCTGGAACAGATTTACCAAAGTGAGTAGAATTGATAACCACAGCAGAATTAACTGTCATTGCACTAATACCAGTAGCTGGGGCTTTAACTGAAGGAATTTCTGGGATGTTGATATATTCAACATTAGCATACTGTCCAATCATAGCTTGACCATAAAGTTTGCTACCTTGATCAGTAGCCATAACGAAGTTATATCCACCTAATGCTTTTGCAGCTAAAGAACCTTGTGCTCTTGGTGCAATATAACCAGTAACTTGTGAACCTTGACGAGCAGTAATAACCGAAGAAGCAGCATCAGCTAAAGAAATCCAAGGATTAGAATTAACTGTTACAACACCACTTTTGAAATATTCGCTATTAATAACATCTTGCTGAATTGATATAGCTAGTTTAATTGCAGTAGCAGATATTGTAGATATCCAAGATGTCATATCTACAACTTGAGCTAAACTAGAAGCAGATATAACTGATTTTTTACTTTTGATCCAAGCATAGATACTTCTTTCTGTAAGACCAGTACGGTCAGCATCAGTAATTGCTAAACCATCAGTTGGTTTTCCACCATCTTCAATAACTAATTGATATACAGAACCTGGTTTCATACCAGCTGTAATATCAAAAGGTGCAGTAGAATTTTTTAAATAATTTAAGCTATCAAAAACTTTAACAGCTAAAGCTTTAACGTACGCGTTGGTAATAAATGAATTGGCCATGATTTCCTCTTTTTAATTTTTAATTTTTATCTAACAGAGCGAACATATTGTAACATATTTAAAAGATTATCTGAAGAACCAATTTTATTTGGTATTTTCCTTGAAGCTTGTGAACCAAGCTTAGGTACTTCTTTAATCAAAGGTGAATTTTTAGTTTCAATCTTTTTATGTGATTTAAACTTCCACTTAGAATTTAATTCAACAGCTGTTAAACCAGCTGTTGAATTATTATTTTTAAATGTTTTTTCAATATCTCTAAGATATAACTTTTGATCAAGTGGATCAGGCATACTCATAACTTCACCAAGTTTACCTAAGTTTTGTAAGAAGTAATCTAAAACTCTAGGTCCTTTAGGCGAATTTAAAATATGATCAACAACTGTAAGATTTTTATTCTTTATAGCTGGATCACTTTGAGTAATAATATCTAAGATAGATGCAGTAATGGTTTTTCCATCAGCTAATTTCCAAGTCTTTTTAACTTGTGCATCTTCATATCTATCAAAATATTCTTCACGTTCTTTTTCATCTGGAAAGCATTCAATCACTCGTTTAGCACCTTCATCTTCTGCTTGCTCCATTTCTAAGTCCTGAGTATGATTTTTGATCTGTTGTTCTTTATCTGATATCAGATGAGAAGTAACACCTTTTTCTACTAAGTAACTTTGATAATCTTCTGGAGTAGCAAATGATTCTTTGCCTTTAACTGTTGATTGATTCTTTTTTAAATCATCAATTTCTCTTTGTAATCGAGAAATTTCTCGATTCTTTCGCTCTTTTAATTTTGCAAAAGCATAATTTGTTTGCTCTTGTTTTGAATACTTTTTTTTCTCAGGTACTTTAGGTTCAACTTTCTCAGGGTCAGAATCTTTAGCAACTGGATCAACTACTTTGGGATCTTTGGATAAATTGTCGTTGTTAACATCTTTATCTTTATCAAAATCTGATGTAGTTTTTTCAATATTTGGATCCAGTTGAGATTTATCTGGTTCCACCGATTTATTAACTATATCTTCTTTTGACCTTTCCTCATTATCTGTTTTTATCAGATCATTTAAAATATCGTCCATGTTTTGGGACATCTTATTTTTTCTCCTTTATTAACGCCAAACATTAAAAGCTGTTTGTTAGCTATACTAATATTTATTATTTTACACTTGCAAAAAGCTTACACTTTTATATTCTAAAATGTTGATTCCAATATCTGCCTAAACTTCTACTTGTACTAAATTGCAAGAATTTTGGATAAGTGCAAGGTGATAAATAGGTTTTGCCACCATTTCTAAATCTAATTCCAACTGTATTAAAAAGTGGATCATATTGAATTCTACTTAATGCTGTTGAACCTAAATTGGCATCACCTCTAAGTTTTGAATCATTAAAAGGTGATCCAAACTTATAATACCAGTTAGGTGATAACTTCATCTTTAAAATAGCTGCTTCTTTAAGTTGAGGTGGTCCTTTAGGAATTACTCCAGTATATTTTTGTAAAAAACCTTTTACTGGATAGTTACTATATCTTGTACCACTATATCTTACTGGAATATTAAGCACTAATTACCTCTTCTGGAACAATAGTTGGTTCAATAATATCTGTTCCTTCTTTACCAAAAATGTATTTATCATTTTCTTTTACTTGATTTTGAACTTGTTCTTGAAGTTTAATAGCTTGGTCATTCATATCTATCTGTAATTGTGCAGCATCAGTCTTACTTTGTAATCCAAGTTTAGCATATTCAAGCTGAATCTTTTCCATTTCAATAGCGGTTGAAGTTTGATTATCCATAGCAGTCTTAGCTAAATCTGCTTCTCTTGCCTCACGATTATTTAACAACTCTAAATTCAAAGCTTCATTTTGTTTTTGAAGTTCTGTTAATTGAGAATTTAAGGTTTCAATCTGAGTATTCAAACTATTTGCAATTTGTTGACCTTGTTGCATAGTATGTATAACTTCTGGATTTTGTTCATCTGTAACTAGAATTATAGATGGATCCATATTAGCTATTAAATTATCTTTAAAAGCTTTAGTTGCTTCATCATCTGAACTATCACAATAAGCCAAGTTTAATAATGTTCTAGACTTTGTATCTGATTCAGGTATTAAGCTAGCCATAACAGAAAGCTCTTGTCTTTTTCTCATCTTTTGGCTTATAACTGCTGGGCCATTAACTACTTTAAATCGGTATTTAACTGTTGAAACTAATTCAACAAGTATCTTACCTATAACTTCTGTTGCATATTGTGCTGATGTATATAAATCAGATAAATTGGATTGTGAATTTTGTTGTTGAACTAGAATTTCAGTAGCAGTTGTACTTACTTTGTTGAACTCATTAATGCCATCAGCTGGTATACCTATAGTAGAATATAATGCACTTCTAAAAATATTCAACATGTTTGATAGGTCATTGGTTTCAAATGACTCTGGTATTGGAGTTAATGCTTCCGTATCGTCATTATGCATAATGAATTGTACATTATCATCACTCCATCTACTTGCTATATCTTCTAAACCTTTAATTTGCTTTGGTGTACATTGAATTTTGGTCTTAGGACTTCTACTATATCTCTCAATTAATGCAGAATATAATATGTTTATAACAGTTTGCAATCCTTTTGTATTCTTGATTATACCAGAATATAACCATTTACCATCTATTAAGTCTTTATACATGGTAATTCTTATAATAGGTATCTTAGTTGTCTCTAAAGTTGTGAATTCTACTACTTTATTGCCGTACTAATTTGAAACATTCCACAAAACCATCACTATTTTTGCGATAATAGGTCAGAACCGGTAGATTATCTGTCGGAATAGACCACGACTCACCGTATATTCCATACTAATGGAGTTTGTTCTCTTAAACTTCCGCTAATAATATCCGAACCGTAGAGTCTTTTAGCTTTCTTCACTGGTAAATATGTGATTATTCCGCCTTGTTCAGCATCTTCTAAAGATGCTTTCATTGAACTTGGATCTGGAACCACACTTGAAATGTCTGGTAAATTTTCAATGATCCATTTGTAATTATCCGAGTATTCATCCTTGATTGAAGTTATACATAGATATCCATAACCAGTAATACAGGCACTTCTTATACCATCTTGAATAGCTGTCTTTGAACTTGAATCACTTTCAATTGTATTAAAAACATTTTGAATTTCTTCTGGCGCTTCCATTAGCTGTATATGATATGGACATGCAGAATAGGTTGAAGTTATTGCTGATGTTATTTTTTTATATTCATTGGATTCACCACATAGACGATGTTGTCTTTTATATAATTTTTTATTATCAGTATTCCAAAATGAATTGGAATAAAACTCCATATCATTTTTAGCTCTATCTAAATCATCTGAAAAATAGCTACTTGATGTCCTAGTAAATTCCAATGCCTCATCAATAATTTCTTTGTTATCATAAGGACTTTTTTTATCTTCTTCGGCCACTGGTTTCATTAAACTTTCAAATTCATCTTCCATGTTAAACTCCATATTTATCTATCTTATATTCTATTTATGATATTAACTTCGTAAAAAGTGTGAATCCATTTCTTTCTTAAAGGCTACTAAATCAGTTGTTGTATCTTTTTGTAAGCTAAATCCTAATTTGGCTAAACATAATGCATCAGAAGTATCTGGTGATCTATTCCCGATTAATTTCTTTATTTGTTCTTTTGGTATCAAGGCTCTAAGGCCTCTACTATCAGATATAAACTGCGTATTTTTTAATTCTTCAAAAACTTCATATTCAGTAATTGGTATATAAAATCCTTCATATTTTATTGATTTAGCTAATAAGTCATACATGTAGCTACGAATATTGCTACACTTATCATCTAAAGAAGCCATTGCAAAATGAATTGGATGAATATTTTGATGTGAATATTTCAAAGTTTCTAAAGTTCCTGCCCCAAAACCGGCCAGTATTATCTAGAACAATAGCCTGAATTTCATTCTTACCATATTTAGCTTCTAATTTTTCTATCTCAGATATAACTTTAAAATGATCTTCATTATGTGATAAAACTATTTTATCTAGCATAGCATATTCATCTACTAGCACAATAACTGTATTATCAGCTCCACTACCAGCAAAATCTATTCCAATACATTTCTTTGAATTTTTACCAATTCCTTTATTAACTAAGTTAAAATCTTTCTGATATACAATAGCTGTTTTAAATTCAGTTTCAATACATTCACCAAGAACTTGTTGCTTATAAAGTAAAGAACCTTCAATGTATCTAGTCTTTAAACTTTCTTTATATTCATCTGATGTAAAATTATTGTCTAAAGAACTTCCATAAATTATTTTATCTGGATTATCTTTAACTAATCTTTGATACCAGTTGTTGGTTGGTGTTCCGTTTGGTGTTGAAATTAATCTTACTTTTGGCTTGAAATTTCCACCTCTAAGTCTATCACAAGCAAAGTTATAAATCTCTGATGAACAATATGCTGCTTCATCTAAACCAAAACATGAATAATCACTCAATCCAAGAATTGATTCTGGTGCTTCATTAGTGCAACCGAGTTATAACTGCCCCATTTTTGAAAGTAAATTCTTTATCACCCTTATTAAAATTTGATTCAATTTGTAAAAAATGTAACCATTTTTTTATTTTTCTAAAAAGAACTTTATCTAAAGCTGGAAAAGTCTGAGCACCGAATTATTATACTTTCACCTTTTAAGGCCATTATAACAGCCCATAAAGCCATAGCTTCACTTTTACCTGTACCTACACCAGTTTGACAGATAAGTAAAGGGTCATCTAACCTTCGTAAAAATTCAGTTTGAAATCGATTTACTTGTACATCAATGGCCATCAAATAACCTATGTGGTAACGAAATTGATAGTTACTTCACTCTTGGATTCAATTGTTGAATCAACTGAAGATTCAATCTTTTCACTCCAATTATTTTTATATCTTCTTTTTAAAATTTCTAAGTCTTGTGTAGCAAATTTACTTCTATGATACATCATAGCTAAATTAACTTCTAATCTCGCTCTATATTCTAAAAACCATTCATCAAAAATAGCTCTTGATTCCCTATTTTCTTCAGATGTAAAAGCTCCTAAACCAAATTTATAACTAGCTATTCTATATCTTGGATCTAAAAAACATTGGATTTGTTTTAAAAAAGTTAATGATGTATTAGTGCATATGGCCATCCAAGCTATTTTTGTCCAATTGGTTGTATCTTTTTTACTTACTTTAATCTTACCTTCTGCTTTATCTTGCTCATTAATGAAATCCACATGGTCTTCCATAACCTCTAAAGCTTGGCATAAATGTCCCTTAGTTTTAGCATCCATAACGATTCTTTCATCTAGTTCATCTATGCAATTTTTATATAGATATTCAAAAAGCCTATTAGCCTTCTTTGTTATATTCCTTCTAGTGACATTAGATTTTTGCAGGCCTTTAAGTCTATCTTCTTCTGTTAGCTTATGATTAAGTGATCCACCAGCTGGCATAAAACCTCCTATGCTACAAAACGTGTAACTAAAGCTTCAATCTTTCGATTTAGCTGTATTAACAAGTTAATTATCTGTTGAGTCTCAGTAACTGGTGGAGCTGCTAAAATAATCTTTTCTAAATTTTTCTTTGACATAATTTCTCCAACTTAAAAAAATCAGATCTTAAAAATCTGATTTTAAATTAAGTTTTAATTTAACTATTTAGGCATTTCTATTTCAGTACTGATACCCAGTTTTTCTTGAATTGAAGTTAAACGAATTTGAAGGTCAATTAAAGTATACATGATATATTTTGTAAGCTCTTCATGACTCATTGAAATTTTGATTGCATCTTCTTCAACCACTGGTATTTTATCTGTTTCTTCTAAAACTTCATTCATATTTTCTCCTTTTTATTATTTTATTCTTTTTCTTTAAATTCTTCTGGCATTTCAGGCTGAGCAGAAGCATCAGGCATGTCTTCACGTCCTTTCATAGGTCCTTTATTATCCATAAGGCCATTAACTACTTCTTCAATAGCTGTCATTTCATCTTCAGTAAAATTATATTTCGCATTTAAAGTATCTAGTAAATCTAGTAAATCTTTCATCATAAAAACCTCTTTTTATTTATATTTGATATTATATTTATAAGAATTATCAGCTAAAAATCAAATAATTTTATAATGTTCTGGACAGGTTTTACCAAAAAAGTCACAATAAAAATCACATCTTTGTCTAAAATATAGATTAACGGTACTCATCTTATAGGTAAAAATAAGCATATTAGCTTTAGTAGAATCATAAACCTTATTAAAAATAAAGTTTTTAGCTAGCTTATCTACTTTTCTATAAAGCTTTTTATTATTTTCAGAGCTTAAAGATAAAGATTCATCTTGGCCTAAGGTTCTATACATAAAACCTAAATTTTTAATATTGGATGACATCTATATTTTTCCTCCTTATAAATATTTTTTATAGCTAATAGCAATCTTTCTGGAATATTCTTTTGTCTATTATATTCTAAGATAAAAGAATTGAAAGGCTTATCAGCTATATCATAAAGAATTTTAAAATTAATATTGATATGGCCAATTTCATCATCATAAACTATCAATTTAGCTGCATTATAATCAGATGAGTATCCAGCCTTTTTAAGTTTAAGTTTAACTCTTTCTTGGATTGTCCATGGATCAATAATTTTTAACTTTTCTAATTGCATTTTGATGTTAACAACTTAAATCAGTTTTATTATTAATAATTACTTCATTAGAAATATTAACACTTTCTAAAGTGCAATTGCCATTAATGACTAAATTATCAGCTGAAATTTGTGAGTTGCCATAAACTTTAGCATTACCAGTAACTATAGTATGTCCAGAAACTTTAGATGTATCAAAAACTTCAGCTTCAGAACAAGCTTTTATAAATTCAATCAAACCTTCGAAATTCGGTTCATCTGCCATATCTTATCTCCTTACTTTATTTATTAGATTTCAGAATTTAATTCCAATAAAAATTAATCTAAATAAGTGATGTTGTTATATCATTAAAGTTATTTATTGAATCAGGACAACATCAGGAACTTTAATTAGATAGTGGCCTATATATACTTATGCCTAATACTTATTTGACCTTAAACTATTGATTATATTGAATATTACTTCTATGTCATTAAATTTTCTATAACATTTGTATTTTCTTTACTTGTATATTCTTTTTTACTAAAATTTTCACTATTTACTTTTTCCATCACTTTATTTAAATCAATACTTAAGTGATAATACATTGGATATGTTTCATCTATAGCATCTTTTGTAATGGAAAATGGTGATATAGTCTTGATAAAATTTAATTCATTTTCAGTAAGTTCAGTAGCTTTGCCGATGTTATCAATAATATCTTTGCTAGATCTTATTAATCTTTGATCCTTGACCGGCAAAACTGGAATGTTATTTTTCAATTTCATTGATTTTAACATTTTTAATCATATCAATGGTAATGGATTTATTTGTCATATTGTTTCCTTTTGTTTTGGTTTGTTTTTTGTTTGTACGTTAAATATACATATTTTATATCAACTTGTAAACTCTTTTTTATAAAATATGTATAATAACCTATTATTTAGCGGTTAATTTTTCAAAGTTTCAAAAATTTTAGCTTCTTTTTTATCAAAATATTTTAGATATTCTTTAGCTAATTTTTCAAAATATTTACTTAAATCTATTTTATTATTTGTCATTTTGTTTCTCCTTAAGATATTGATCAATTTCTCTTTTAGCTAAATCAAATTTAGCTTTATTTGTTTTAGACATAAATTCACAATATCCATATGTAGTTTCATATAATTCTTGGACAGTGGTCAAACAAAATGGTTTGACATTCATATCACTTGAATCAATATTTTTTCTTATCTTAAAGCCATGATTTAAAAGATAGATGATCATATCTGATCTTGATACATAATTCTCAATAAGATACTTAAAAATGTCTCTTATCTGTAAACTTCTATTATTTGGAGTCTTAACTTTCTTAATCAACTTATGTTGTAAAAGAACATTAAAAACTATATCAATATCTTTTTGAATTTCTTTTGTTGAATACTTTTCTATATCTATAGGTAAAGGAAGATCTACTACCCAATTCTTTAAATTTTTACTATTTTTATACATATTTTCTCCTTTGTAATATTATATAATTGCAATATTACTTTTTGGTTTTTGTTTTGGAAATAAGGATTTTAAATTCTTCATTTCCGGTGTTTCATTTTTGTCATTATCATCTATAAAAAAGCCATCTGAATTATCCCCAGCATAACTTCTGACAAAAGTCTTATCCATATCTTTAGCTTCCATACACCATTCTGGTGTAACTGTTACACCATAATAAAAACTTTTATGATGTTCAGTTTTTAATTCAAGCTTAAAGATATTCATAAATGTTCTTTCATACTTTTCTTTTTCAAAAGGCTGGATTTTTTTACCATTTTGTGCTAAATATTTTGAAATAATTTTTAAGAATAAAGTCTTTGGAATTTTATCAGTAGGACTTTTTTCAAAACAAGTTTCAATAGTTTCAACATAAAGTTCTGATGTTACATCTGAAGTTTCACATTGAATTCTATCTAAATATTCTTTTGAAAGAATAAATGAGGAATTTTTAACCATTTTTTCATAACATTTTTTTGCCTTATATAAAATTTGTGGCATTTCACGTATAAAACCGGTTGTCAAACTATTACCTAAAAATATTGGATGATCATAATTATCTTTCATAATATTTCCATTTTCATCTAATTGGCAACAAGGTTTAATAATTTCATCTGGAGCACTTCTCATCTTGATGTATAAAAGTCTTCTTGCCTCATTTCTAGCTCTCCAATTTATACTTGGTGGTAAATTAGCTCCGAACCATCAGATTAGCTTTAATAACTTTATGTATAACTGGTTTGAATTTTCTATTAATTGAAACTATATCACCACCTGTAATATTATGAACTAAAGTACTTTTTATTGACAATCCGCTTTGGTCATCTGGAACAATAATTAATTTTGCATCCATAAGTGGTTCTAAGCTAAAATTATCATTAAGATTAGCTGCACCTATAGTACCAACTAGGCCATGTGGTAAATATTCTTTTAAGACATTAAATAAGGAGCTTTTACCATCTGAACCTTCACCATGCAACCAGCATACTTCTGTAAACTTTTCATCTTCTTTAAGTGTACCATATATGTAGGCCAATAATAACTCAAAGTCATATTGATATTCAAAGTTATATGAAAACATATCTAGGGTTGGTGTAGGGCCATCTATCGCCATTGTATTAAGTGGTAGATAAACAAATGCTGGAGTTTGTGGGCAATTAGTCATTGCTTTTGGTCTCCAAAAATCTTCATCTCTAACTTCTGCTTTTTTATAAAAAGATGGATCTGGTTTTATTCTATCATATAAATCATTCAAAATTTCATTGATGGCTATTGCACCAGTTAAACCAATTTGTTTTTTTGTTTTATTTTCTTCATAAAGATTGAGATATTCATCAATTGCATTTTTCATAAAATTAACACATTCACCTGGTTCACAACCATCTAAAATTGATGAAGTATAAGACTTGATAAACTCAGCAAAAGATAGATTGAAAATAAATTTTTTATCCTCATTAAAATAGTTGATATTTTTTTCTCCATAAGTATGTATCATCATACCAGCCAATCTATTTTGTTCTTCTGGATCAAGATATAATAGCGGATTGCCATTATCTAGTGCTGATATTTCTTTATATATACTACCATCTTTTGTATCATCTTTATAAAAAGTAACAGTCAAAGTATCCATCTTAGAAAAAATTAAATGGGCTTTTAGATATTGATCTAAGATAGGATCAATAGACTTAATGTAAGCTGGTAATTTAGGCTCAATAATCTTATTGAAGATAAAGTCATAGTCAGTATCTTGGCCATCTTGTTTTAAAGCATCTAAACTTCTTTGATGAAAAAAGTATCCATTCTTTGGTCCAATTTGATCAATATAATCTGCATTTCTAGTTTTTGGTAAAGATTCAAATTCAAAATCTTTTACCATCTGATCTAATTCTACCTTGGTTTTTGGCATAATATTTTTCTTATCACCAGTAATAATTTTACTATCCAAATTTTTTTCACCACAATATTTGATCAAATCTACAAAGATATTATTTGGATCACTAAAAATTGGATTTCCATATATCTTTATAGTACTACATAATTGTGATTGTTCTTTACTTAACTTACTCATTGTATCTCCTTTTAATAAAAACAAAAAAACCAGAATATCTAGACATATTCTGGTTTAAGGGAATTACCCTTAGTTGGCTACAAATTTTCATAGTTATTATATTTATATGTAAAAATTTATCTTTTGTAGCCATAACCGGTTGTCTAGACCGTGTAAAGTTTTAACACCTTACATTTTATTTATTAGAAATAAAAAATTATTTCAAATATTTTTAAGATGTGATAAATTTAATTATTTTATTAATATTATGAATAATATTTTTGCAATCATTTTTCATTTATCTGTGAACATATTATCATGATGAAGGGAACTTTTATCAAACTTTTGTAGCTCCCTTCTTTTTAAAAATTTAAAAAGCATATATTTTAATATATTTTAAATATTTTTTAAAAAGCCAGGGTATAAAAAAAAGTTCCCTTTCTTCCCTTTTTCTTATTTTTTAAAAAAATAGTTCAAAATTTACATAGAATAAGCGAAATATAGTTAAACGTGAGGGAACTCGAGGGAACTTTTGATGGTCTAAAAGGGAACTTTTGTGGTAAAAAGGGAACTTTTTTCATGTGAAATCATAGTTAAACTTAAATATATTAGGATTAACTGTGTTATAAACAGCTTATTAACAATATATTAACATTGACCTTGTATTTAACTATATGAAAAAATTCAATAAATGAGTAATTTTTAGTTAAAAATAAAATGATTATAAAACTATTATTATGCAAACTAAATTTTTTTATTAAATTTATCATATCTTAAAACTTTGATGAAAAAAAATTAAAGTTAATAAATATAATATAAGGACACGTCCTAAGAACAAAAACAAAACAACAACAAAGGAGAAAAACATGAATGAAAATACTATTAAAATTTTAGAAATTCCTAATTTAGGTTTAGCATTATATATATCAAAATATCCACAATTAATATATTCAGAAAATGAATATTCAGAAGTTACTGGAGCTTTATACTATAAACTTTTCACGGCTAATATAAAATCTCCAAATCTTAAACATCATTATTCAATTAATACTTTAATAAGAGTAGTACTAGAAAAAGAAGAACAAAAGGCAACAGTTGAATCCATTTGGTTAAGATTTTTTAATGTGCTTTTTAATAAAATCTATTCAAAAGAAATAGATTTAGAAATTCCGATGAAAGATTTTATAATTGATAAAATTGTAAAAGTAATAACTAATAAATAAAATAAAAACAACCAACAATAAAAACAACAAGGAAAAATACCATGAATGATAACATTTTTAACACCAAAATAGAAAAAGAAGAAACAGATTTTGTACCTTTTAAAGAAGGTTTATATCCAGCATATATATGTGGTCTTGTAGATAATGGCATAATCACATCAAAATTTTATAAAGATAAAGTAACTGGCGAAGCAATTAGTGCTCATAAAGTAACCATACTCTTTGTCCTAGATGCTAAACAGAGTGATGGATATAATATGCTACTTAATAAGAGAATGACTTTGAGCTTTAATGAGAAGTCAACCTTATTAAAATTTATGAAAGATGGTGGTTTTGAAGGACAAAAGTTATCTGATATAATTGGGAAACCAGTTCAAGTAATGGTTAAACATACAGTTGATTATAATATTGCTGATAAGACTTATTTAACAGTTGATTCACTTAATAAGCCAAATGCGGATTTTAAAGATTTTGATTGGAAGTTAGATACTATACCTAATTTCATGAAGAAAGAAGTAGTTTTAGGTGCAGCTTTAATGAGTTCAGAAGATACTGTACCAGTTGAAATTGTTCAAGTAGAAAAATAGATTTTACTCACTCCTCCTGATAAAAAGAAAAATCATATCTAGAAATGGGTATGATTTTTTAATATCTCTTATAAATATAATATAAAAGGAGAGATAAATGAAAGAATTAAGAAAATTGAATGATATAGATTGGTGTAAGATGCCAGATGAAATAATAGTTAAACTTAGCTTAGATGATATTCATGGAGCTAGTTTTAAAGATAAACAAAAGGCTAGAGATTTATTGGAAGAAATTTTATATAGTAATACACCAATTGCTAGTATAATTAAAAGAGAATGTATGCCGATATAGCTCAAATTTTGGAAGAGCAAATGATTTGTAATCATTAGGTTATAGGTTCGATTCCTATTATTGGCTTTTTTGATTTAGATTGAAGCCTATTCGTATAAAAGTAGTACAAAAGGTTTTGAACCTTTTGTCAGTGGGACAGTACCATTATAGGCTATAAAAATTTATTAAAGATTAAAAAATCCATTTACAATTGAATAAAATTAATATATATTTATAATAAAGGAGAATTTATTATGGAAAATGTTGTTAATTTTTTACTTGGTGGAATAATTGGTTTAAGTATAACAGTAATTACTGTTTTTATATATAAATTAATTGTTTATCATAAGCTTAAAAAAGAAAATTTAGCTAAGTTTGAAGAATTAAAAAAAGAAATTAATGATCTTAAGAACAATTAAAAGTTAATTTCTACCATAAGATTTCATTAAATATTTTGGATATTCTTCTGAACGAGAAATTGGAGCAACAGTTGTATCTTTTCTATTGCCATAATTTTTAATTAAGTTTTGGATATATTCATCCGATTGTATATCTTGAATGGCATTTGGTAGCCTACTTAATCGATTATATTGATTTTCTAAGTCAATAAGCTCACTTGTACTTATACTTCTTGGATATTTAGCATCTACCATCATCTGATTCATCTTTTTGAATTTTAGATAATCTTGATGTTCTTTTTGTTTATTAGCTAAAACAGTACTTTCTTCATTATAATCTGGTGATATTTTTCTACCTTCAGTTGTTCCACCTAATTCAGTTATTTCATCATCACTTAATCTACGATATGGATCAACTTCCAAACCACGCTTATTTCTTATTTCAAAATTAAGTTCATTAAGTTCAGCTCCCATCTTTGATTTTAAGATTGGATCAGTTTCTACTTTTATATTTTTAGCTAACTTATCTCTACGATAAATTAAATTTTTATTAGTTTCAGAATTAATATTTTCTCTGATAAAGAAATTTAGGTCTTGATTTTCAGGAACTTTCTTTAATTGTTCTTTTTCAATTGTTCTTAGATTTTTATTCTCAGCTTGTTCTTTAGAAATCTTATCAAATTTGGCAGTTTGAATATCATGAATATCACCTAATTTTTGATTCTTAATTTCAGCTTGTAACTTGCCAAAGCCTCGTGCGCCAGCACCTATACCTGCAGACATACCAGCTTGCATATAATCAATGTCAGCTAAGTCTTTATCCGTCAAAGCATTTTTAGCTACTTGTCCGACCTATATCAATAGCAGCATCACTTACACCAGCTATGAGCATTCTTAAAGCTGGTGTGCTCATTTTACTAAGCTTAATAGCAGTTGTTCCAGGAATTAAAGTTAAAGCTATATCAACTAAAGTGCTTTTTATTTCATTACTGACATCTTTATCAGCTTCATCTTTTTCAGAAATTATGGCTTCATCCATAACTTCTTTTGCTGGTCTTCCATTGATATTTACACCATAAGATAATCCAGTATTTTTTAAGTAGTCAAGATTATCTGCACTATATGGTAATTCTTCACCATCAACAGTTAAAGTAAACTTATCTTTTGCCATTTATACTGCTCCTTTAACTTCTATTATCCAATCAAATTTTTCTAATTTCCTGTTTAAATTATATGGTTCTGGTAACTTATCTTCTAAATTATAATAATGCCCAACATGATCAACGGTAAATTTAACTATTGATGCAACATTTTCACCACGAGTATCAGATAAAATTATACCTTGTTTTAATAATTCATTACTTAAACTTCTGCTAATCCAACCTGACCAACTAAAATCGTGAAATAAAATTATAGCATTATATTCATCATTACCATGTTTTGGAATAAACCAGTTTATAGCATCTGTTCCATAACGTAGATCA